AGTTTCACTCAAATACTGAAAGCATTATGGAAAATCGTTTTGAGAATTTTGAAGAAATTCTGAATAATTTCGATGGGTTCTGCGATGCATTCGAGTCGAAAGCAGCAGAGGCATTCAACAGAGGAGATACAAATAATGGAGAAGTCATCAGAGCAGCCACAGCAAAACTTGGAGGAGAAACTCCTAGTGTTGTTGCAGAGGTTGGAGAGTTTGGAAGTGAGGGTGTCGAATTTAGAGAGACCGACGTTAGCGTATCGCAGACCAAATGCGAGTGAATACGAATCACTCTCAGACACTCTAGACTACCTTCACAATAATATAGAAGGTATTAAGAAAGACTTGTTAATTGTTGCAACAGCAGTATAATGCCAAATATCGTAGGACCCGATTGTGTAGACACTCCAAGCACTGATGGAAACTGTTTATATCCAGCAGAACCACTAGGAGGATCACCTTACAGATCACCAAACGTTCAGATGGAGGGAGAGAATGTAGAAATCTACAATTCTCTCAATTTTCCTGCAGACGTGGCGGGACAAAAAATCAATCCTGCGATTTCTATACCATGTTTACCAGGACAGCGCAGGATTGAACCAGTTTTCAACGACAGTGTTTTGATTAATGGTCAGTTATTCGCAGTCACTGGTGATGAAGCTTCCCTAATCATTGGGGCAACTACACCGAGACCCTTGACAGGTCCTTTCAAATATCCTACAATAGTAATTGGTTCAAACGCAGAGTAATTATGGCAAAATCAAAGGTTGGTCTGGTAAAGTCGAACTACACTGAGGGTGCTCCGAAGAAGACTCGTCAGGGTCGTTCGAAGAACACTCATCTGGGTGCAAGTTCTCGTAATGGTCGTAAGAAGCGTTATCGCGGTCAAGGAAGGTAATGAAAGATTTACTGTTCATCTCACAGGATAAAGAGATGGCACTCATTCAGGAGATGTCATACAAGATCAAGATGTCGGGTTGGGATATTCACCCCAGCAAGACGTGCTTTTTGTGTGTTTCTCCTGATTACTCTAGTATTGTCACACAACATCTCTCGCATTCATTATCAATGGATCGAGAGATTTTTCATATAGAGGCAGTCAATGTGCCATTCCCTGATGAAGACCCCTCTCAGTACCAGATTAACTTTGAGTTAAATTTTGCAGAGTGGGTGTTGGACTGGGACAACTTTGTGTTATGTGAGGCAGGTGTCATCAGAGGTGGCAACTACACATGGATTACTCAGAGTATGGAGAAGTTCTCCGAGAAGAATTACTACACGTTATCTCTCTGTGAGAATATTCATAGTAAATATAAGAGTGATCTGGTTTCACTGTATTACGATGATAATGTAGAGGATCTTCACTTTTGGTGGGAGAGACCGAATAATCATTGGACCTAAGCGCCGAAAACGCCGAGCGAAAGGGATAGCAACCCCGTAAAAAGTTCTAATCAAACTTTCTAACGGAGAAAACCAATGGGACTATTTCCAGTAGACAAAAGTGAAGAGTTTATTGAAGAAGGTATGACACTGATAACCGAAACGGACAGTGATCGCCTTCTAGATGCCGCTGCAAAGCGTCGTAGATCCAAGATGAAGGAAGAACTATATCCACTACCAGAAGACCGCCTAGAACGCCCTTGTGGAGGAGCGGGCGGATTTGACGATTTTGTAGAGCGTTGGCACGAGTGAATAAATACAAATAGCTTCGTGTCTTCCTGTAATGCAGACTTTTAAGACGTTTAAAGATTTAAGCGTCACATTTAAAAAACATCCTATGACCGATGAGTTACTCACGGTCAAGGATAAGTCTGCGATTAAGCAGTCAATTATGACGTTGCTCCTTACTGAGCAAGGTGAAAGGTTGTTCAACCCAGAATTGGGCAGTTCAATTACAAGAATGCTATTTGAACCTCTGGACTTTGCTAGTGCTGCACTTCTTAGATCAGAGATTGCGGAAACGTTAGCTAGGTTCGAACCTAGGATTGAAGTTGACCGCATTGTCTGTGAACCAGACTTCAACAATAATGGATTTAATGTTGAGCTTCATTATGAAATTATCGGAAGAGATGACACTCCACAGCAAGTTAATTTTGTATTAGAGAGAACCCGATAAATGCCTTACGCTCAGATTTCAAATCTAGACTTTAATGATATTAAGACGGTTCTCAAAGAATACATGAGAACTCAGTCAGATTTTACTGACTATGATTTTGAGGGATCCGTTCTTAGTAACATCTTAGATGTTCTTGCCTATAACACGTATTATACGGCATTCAACACAAACATGGCGATCAATGAGTTATTCATTGATAGTGCCACACTTAGAGATAATGTAATTGCTATTGCTAGACAACTTGGATATAGACCAAGATCTACAACTTCTTCAACTGCATATGTAAATTTTCAAGTTGAGTAT